TCTATTAAGATGTATGGGATTGATCTTTATTATCTACCTCGTGAAATTATTAATTTAAGTTCAGAGTTTAGAGAACAACAAACATCACAATACAATCAAGCTGTTTCTACAGTAATGTATATTAAATCAGTTGATGGATTTGATGGTGAGGGTGAATTCTTATCAAGCTTTGGTGTAGAAGTAAGAGAAGAAATAACTTTCTCTGTTGCCAACTTTACCTTTAATAATGATGTTGGTTCTCTTATTAGAAGAGATCGTCCTTTAGAATCAGATTTAATTTGGTTCCCATTAAACAAAGCTATATTCCAAATTAAGTATGTTAACGTAAGACCTGTATTCTATCAGATGGGTGCACTTCAATTTTACGATGTTACGTGTGAATTGTTTGAATATAGCAATGAAATATTTAACACTGGTATTGCAGCCATAGATACTGTATACAATGCATTTGCAACAACTACAACACCTTATCATTTAATGTCTGAAGAAGGTGTGTTGTTGTCTACAGAAGATGGTTTTGAATTGTTTGAAGAAGAATATGATATTGTTAATCAACCGGATGCAATGAATACTACATTCACGGATATATCAGCTAACTTTATTGATTTTAGTAGAGAAGATCCATTTAGTGAAAGCAATGCGAGAATAGCATGATAGGTGGTAATCCTTTTTATAACTCACTATTTAAAAAATACGTAGCAATATTTGGCACTCTTTTTAATAGTGTGTTTATTGAAAGAGAAGATGCAGCTGGAAATATTATTCAAAGCATTAAGGTTCCTATTGCATATGGTCCTCGTGAAAAATTTCTTGCACGTCTTCAAGATAACCCAACTGGTTCTGCTACCGTTTCAATTACCCTTCCAAGAATATCTTTTGAAATCGACAGAATATCATATGCTCCCGATAGAAAATTGCAAACATTAAACAAGACAGTATCTCAAAAAGATATTAATGGCAATAATGTTTATAAAAAAGTATTCAGTCCTGCTCCATATGATATAGGGTTTAAATTACAAATTCTTACCAAGACAATGGAAGATGGTTTAAAAATTGTTGAACAAATTCTTCCTTATTTTACACCAGAGTGGACAGTTCAAGTAGAATTATTAGGTTCTGATTTCAATATGATTACCAATATACCTACTGTATTGGAAAGTGTTGCTATCGATGATCAATATGAAGCTGACTTTACTCAAAGAAGAGTTTTAATATTTGTATTAAACTTTACGATGAAAGCTAACTTTTACGGACCTATTACGGAAAGTAAACTTATTAAAATTACAGAAGTTAAACTTTATGCGGATACAACTGCAAATAGTGGATTTATTGACACTATTATTAGACCAGGCTTAACAAGTGATGGTCTGCCTACTTCTAATGCAGCCTTGTCAGTTGCTTTTGCTCAAATAAATGAAGCAGATAACTTTGGTTTTATTATTAACACAACTCAAACATATTCAGGAAATACAAGTGGCTAAAGATGTAATTTCCAAATCATTAGGTTTAGAACCTCTTCAGGATGATATTATTGTACATGTAGAAGCTCCTCCTTCTACTGTAAAAAATGATTACAACTATGCAAGAGATAACCTATACAACATTATAGAAAAAGGCAATAGTGCTTTAGAAGATATCATGGATATTGCTAAGCAATCAGAATCTGCAAGAGCATTTGAAGTAGTGACCAATTTAATTAAAACAATGGTTGATGCTAACAAGGACCTTTTAGAGTTAGCAAAAAAGAAAAAAGAATTAGATAAAACAGAAGAGCCAGATCAAACTAATGTCACTAATAATAATTTATTTGTAGGATCTTCTGCTGAATTGCTTAAAATGATTAAAGATAATTCTCATGGGTGATATTTACTTAGGTAATAAAAATTTAAAAAATAAAGATGTTAAATTAGAATACACAAGTGCCCAGCTTGCAGAATTTCTAAAGTGTTCTAGAGATGTAAATTATTTTTGCGAAACTTATGTAAAGATTGTTACTGTTGACCGTGGACTACAACCTTTCAAACCTTTCGAATATCAAAAAAGAATGTTTGAAACCTTTGATGATAATAGATATACTATTTGTAAGATGCCACGCCAGGTAGGTAAGACGACAGGCGTTGTAGGTTACTTATTACATAAGATTCTTTTTAATGAAAATTATAACATTGCAGTTCTAGCTAATAAACAAGTACAAGCACGTGAAATTCTTTCGAGAGTACAGCTTGCATATGAATGGCTGCCAAAATGGATGCAGCAAGGAATATTAGAATGGAACAAAGGTAACATAGAACTAGAAAATGGTTCTAAAATCCTTGCCTCTGCTACATCTTCTTCTGCAGTTCGTGGTCAATCATATAATTTAGTATACCTCGACGAGTTCGCATTCGTACCACGTAATGTTCAAGATGCATTCTTTGCATCTGTATTTCCTACAATTTCTTCTGGTAATACTTCCAAGCTTTTAATAACATCCACACCAAATGGAATGAATTTATTTTATAAGCTGTGGGTCGATTCTGAAAATGGCAATAACGACTATGCTCGTGTAGACGTCCATTGGTCTGATGTTCCAGGAAGAGATGAAAAATGGAAAGATCTAATGATCCGCAGCACTTCTGTAGATCAATTTAAACAAGAATTTGAATGTGAGTTCTTAGGTTCAACTAATACTTTAATTCATCCATCTGTTCTATCTAAAATGGTATTTACACCTCCAATGCTTACTCAGCAAGGTGTGAAGATTTATAAGAACCCAGAAAAAGATCATGTGTATGGCATGACAGTAGACGTCAGTGAAGGATTGGGGTTAGATAGCTCTACGTTTGTTGTTTTTGATATTACTTCCGTTCCTTATGAGGTAGTAGCAACATATGCCGATGCCAGCATATCTCAACTTATGTTTCCTAATTTATTATACAATGTTGGTACACATTACAATGAGGCATCTATCCTTGTAGAAACAAATATTGGATCCCAAGTAGTAAACATACTACATCAAGATTTAGAATATGAAAATGTTGTGATGACAAAATCCAATGGAAGAAAGGGCACAATAATAGGAGCTGATGGTCTTTCAAGATTGGGCATGAAAACTACAAAAGTTACAAAAAGAATAGGTTGCGCTAATTTAAAATCTATTGTAGAAAATCAAAAAATTATTTTAAATGATTATGATATAATTCATGAACTTTCCACATATGTGGTAGATGGATCTTCATATAATGCAGAAGAAGGTCATCATGATGATTTAGTGATGTGTTTGGTGTTGTTTGCGTGGATGGTCAATCAAAATTACTTTAAAGATGTTACAAATATCGATATAAGAATGAGATTGCTGGAGGGGTACGAAGATAATTTCACACCCTTTGGATTTATTGACGATGGGAGAGAAGAAGAAAATAAAGTCTTATCACAATCCGATTTTGACAACTTTCTTCTAAACTGATTTTTTATAAATAAGTTATAGTAGATCTGATAAATTTTATTATATAAAGGAGAAACCCATGCCATTTCAAATAAGTCCTGGTGTAAATGTATCAGAAATTGACTTAACTACAATTGTACCTGCCGTTTCTACAACTACAGGAGCTTTTGCTGGTGTTTTTAGATGGGGTCCTGTAAATCAGGCCTTTCTAGTATCATCAGAGGACGAGTTAGTTAATTTCTTTGGTAAACCTACAGCCAATAACTACGAAACATTCTTTACTGCAGCTAACTTCCTTGCCTATGGCAATCAGCTTTATATTTCAAGAGCTGCCAACACAGGAACATACAATGCATTTGCCAACACTGGGCCACATGCAAACGTATATGTAAAAAACCTAGACGATTTCCATATTCAATCATTCAGTGCAAACACACCATTTATTGCAAAGTATCCTGGGGTATTAGGCAATTCATTGAAAATTTCTGTTTGTACAACAGCTAATGTTTTCCAAAATAATCTTTCTGCCGCTAATATGGCAAACAATTATTTTGGTGGTAACGCAGCATCTTATGCAGCTAACACAACAGTTAACCTAGTGTTGAATGTTGGAAGTAGCGTTGCTAATGTTATTGTTGGATGTGCAAATGTTGCTGGAACAGGAGCCCAATTTGCTTTTGATTCTGCTAACACATTATTTAATTCAATATTCATTAATGATTATCTAACTATTGGTAATACCACTATTGGTACCCAGTATATGCAGGTAGGAAGCCTAACAGCTCCAGTAGTTGATTCGGCTAATTCTCAGCAGTATTGGTTTAACATTAGCTTGGATGATGTTCTTAAGCTTAAGTCACCTATCAATAGCACTTCTACCGGTAGTGACACTGCTATCACAAGAAACTGGGAATACTTTAATGCAGTTAATGGTGCACCTGGAATATCTGATTATGTGAATACAAGAACTTCTAACACAGCAATCAAAGATCAAGTACATATTGTTATCGTTGATGAGCTTGGTGGATTCTCTGGTATTCCTGGTCAAATTCTTGAAACTTGGCCTAACCTTTCACGTGCAACAGATGCAAAGGGTGAACAGGGTGGTTCCATCTATTACAAAGATGTCATGAATATTAATTCAAGATATGTTTGGGCTGCTACTGATTATCTTGGTTCTTCGGCAACGACTAATCAATTCCCTGCACCTAGTGTAACTACTCCAGTATTCTTTAACTTTAATAATGGTAATGATGGTGCTGATGAATCAACTACTTCGATATCAGCTCTAGCAACTGCTTATGATGTGTTTGCATCAGCAGAATCAATTGATATTTCTTTGGTTCTTGCTGGTAAGGCAACTGCATCATCTGGTTCAGGTGAAGTATTACCTAACTATCTAATTGATAATATTGCAGAATCAAGAAGAGATTGTGTAGTATTCATCTCACCTCCACTAAGTGCAGTTGTTGGTGTTCCTGGTTTCGAACAAAGCAATATTGTTGCTTATCGTAATCTTTTAAGATCATCATCATATGCCGTAATTGATTCTGGTTATAAGTATCAATATGACAAGTATAATGATGTGTATCGTTGGGTTCCAATGAATGGTGACATTGCTGGTCTTTGTGTAAGAACAGATAATACACGTGATCCTTGGTATTCACCAGCAGGATTCAACAGAGGCAACATTAAAAACGTTGTTAAGTTGGCATTCAATCCTAATCAAGCAAATAGAGATCAACTTTACAAGAATGGCGTCAATCCAGTAGTTAACTTCCCTGGTCAAGGCACTATTCTATACGGTGATAAGACTATGCTTGCACAGCCTTCAGCTTTCGATCGTATCAATGTTCGCAGATTGTTCATTGTACTTGAAAAGGCAATTGCTACTGCTGCTAAGTTTGCTCTATTCGAATTTAATGATGACTTCACAAGAGCAGCTTTCCGCAACCTCGTTGAACCTTATCTAAGAGATGTTCAGGGTCGTCGTGGAATTTATGACTTCAGAGTAGTCTGCGATGCAACAAACAATACACCAGAAGTGATTGATTCCAATCAATTCAGAGGTGATATTTACATTAAACCAGCTCGTTCAATTAATTTCATCCAGCTCAACTTTGTTGCAGTACGCACCGGAGTAGAATTTGATGAAATTGTTGGTAAGTTCTAAGGGAGAATGACAAATGGCTTTTAATATTAACGACATTCGCGCCCAACTTACTCTTGGTGGTGCAAGACCTAGTTTATTCCAGGTGATTATCAGTAACCCTGTTAATCCAATTGCTGATCTAAAGCTGCCTTTCTTATGTAAGGCAGCTTCTATGCCCCAATCAGAATTAGGTACTATTGAAGTACCTTATTTTGGTCGTAAGTTAAAAATTGCTGGTGATAGAAAGTTTGCCAATTGGCAAGTTACTATTATCAATGATGAAGATTTCTTGGTTAGAAATGCCATGGAAACATGGAACAATTCAATTAATCTTTATCAGCAAAATATCACTGCTCTTGGAACATCTGCTCCTTCTGTATATAAGTCACAGGCAACTGTTACTCAGTTTGGTAAAGATGGTACAATTTTAAGAACGTATCAGTTCAATGGCATCTTCCCAGATGTTATTTCTGGAATTGATTTGGCTTGGAACTCAGTAGATGAAATTGAAGAATTCAATGTATCATTCCAATATGATACTTTTGAAGTATTGAATAGCATCACTGGTAATGCAGGTGGATCTTAAGAACTAAGTAAAAGAGTCCCTATAAATAGAGCATAGGGACTCTTTTCTTTCTTAAGGAAAATTATTATTATGGTACAATTATTTGGTTTTGAAATAAATAGAAAAAAATCGGAGCCTTTGGAATCATTTGCTCCTCCGATAAATGACGATGGTGCCGTTGTCGTTGCAGCTGGTGGTGCGTATGGCACCTACATCGATCTTGATGGTACAGCTCGTACAGAATCAGAATTAGTTTCAAAGTATAGAGAAATAGCACTCGAAGCAGATATCGAGCGTGCTGTTGATGATATTGTTAATGAAGCAATCGATACTGATGCAGAAAAAGTAGTGACAATTAATTTGGATCGCGTTAAATATGGTGCAAGTGTAAAAAATAGAATAAGTGAAGAATTTGAAACAATTATTGAATTGTTAAATTTTCAAAATGAAGCATATGAAATATTTAAAAGATGGTATATCGATGGTAGAATGTACTTTCATGCTATTATAGATGAAAAGAATCCCAGAGAAGGTATCAAAGAGCTTCGATACGTTGATCCTAGAAAACTTCGTAAAATTAGAGAAGTTAAAAAGAAAAACAAAGGTGAAATTACAGTAAACTTTACTAATAGAGAATATTATGTTTACAATGAACGTAATTTCTTACCTGCAGGTGGTAATGCAGGTCTTCCAATGGATGCTGGTAGTGTCAACGGTGTCAAGATAGCAACAGATTCTATTATACACGTGACATCTGGTTTAATGGATAAGAATAATGCTTTTGTATATTCATATCTTCAAAAAGCAATTCGTCCTCTTAACCAATTAAGAACTCTTGAAGATGCAACAGTAATTTATCGTATCTCTCGTGCTCCTGAACGTCGTATTTTTTATATCGATGTTGGTAATCTTCCTAAAATTAAGGCAGAGCAATATATGAGAGATATGATGGTCAAGCATAAAAACCGTCTTGTATATGATGCTACTACAGGTGAAGTTAGAGACGATCGCAAGTATATGACAATGCTTGAGGATTATTGGTTGCCAAGAAGAGAAGGTAATCGTGGTACAGAAATCACTACTCTTCCTTCTGGCCAAAATCTTGGTGAAATGGCTGACGTTGTATATTTCCAACAAAAGTTATATCAATCTTTAAATGTTCCTGTTTCACGTTTACAATCCTCTGCTGAGGTTTTTAGTCTTGGTAAAGCATCAGAAATTTCACGTGATGAAGTTAAATTTGTTAAATTTGTTGGACGTCTTAGAAAAAGATTCTCTCATCTTTTAATGAAGTCTTTAGAAAAACAATTAGTTCTTAAGGGTATTGTATCAGAATCAGATTGGAATGAATTATCAAATCAAATTAACTTTGATTTTGCTATCGATAGTCATTTTGAAGAGTTTAAAGATACAGAAATACTAATGAGTCGACTTACTAACCTTGGTCAGATACAACCATTCATTGGTCAGTATTTCTCACAAGAGTGGATAAGAAAAAATGTACTCCACCAAACTGATAAAGAAATAGAAGAAATGATGGCTCAGTTAGAAGCAGAAGCTGCAAATCAACCAGAGCCAAATCCTAATCAACCACCTAGTGATGATGAAGATAATTCTGCTAATGCAAATAACAATATAAAAATACACGCAACAAGTTCTTCTGTACCCTCAATAGATG